AAGAAGAAGGCGAGGGTGAAGGTGAAGGCGAAGGTGAAGCTCAAGAAGATGACACCAAAGATGAGTGGGGCAACCCAAAACCAGGAACACCTGGTGGTAGTAAAGGTGAAGATGAAACCGATGAAGAATACAATGAGCGTCGTGAACAAGAGTATAAAGAAGAACATGAGAAGTACCTAGAAGAAAGAAAAAGACGCGCTGAAGAATACGAAGCAGAACAAAAAGCTAATGAACTTTTCAACGAAGACGTAAAGAAAAACAAAGAAAAGAAAGAAGAACTTCAAGGCAAAATTGATGAAGTAAATCCAATGCACGAATTCTTAAATGGAGAAGGCCAATCATCAATCACAGATAACGCTTTCAGAGATAATGAAAAGTCACTTGTTGATACAGAGGCTCAGGAAATTGTTTATCTTAAACCACAAAAACTTCATAAAGCTAAAGACTGGATTGTCTCAATGGACGATCTATATGATTGGGATAAATGTATAGAACTTTCAAAGATTACAAAAGATTCTAATGACTATTGGAACTATAATGAAACAGAACTTCCTAACTCAGAACTTCCTGAAGTTAGTAAAACACTATACAAGAAGTTCCTAACTGAAACAGCTCCAATCATTAACTCAATGGCTCAACAGTTTGAACTTAAAAAAGCAGCAGCAGCCAACAAGAAGGCTAGAGAATCTAAAACAGGACAATTAAATGAGGATAAACTTTGGGCTTACAAATTGACTGAAGACTTATTCCAAAAGAATATGATTATTCCTAACGGTAAAAACCATGGTATAATTATGTATGTTGATTTATCAGGTAGTATGTACAGGCAAATGGCTGGTACGCTAGAACAGATGATGAACATGGCTTTATTCTGCAGAAAGGTTAACATTCCATTTGATGTATATGGATTTTCAAACAATCGTCCATATGATTATGATAGTGGTGTAAGCACTAGCCCTTATAGTGAAAATAAAGATCTTAACAGAGCTCAAATAGAAGCATGTGAAGACGGTGAGATGATTATAACAGACGATTCATTTGCACTTGTTCACATGTTAAGTTCAACATGTAGGAAGTCACAGTTTATTAACGCAATGTCCTACTTACTACTTATGAAAATAGGTTACAGTAGAAGCAGATACTATTCAGAAGTTTCAGAGTCTGATAACCCATACTTTGGACGAATTAAAAACGAATACTTTACCCTAGGTGGTACACCACTTAACGCAGCAATTATGTTAGCTCCAGAAGTGGCCAAGGATTTCCAAAGCAAATATGGTGTAGAAAAGTTGACTACAATATTCTTAACAGATGGTGGAGCAACTGATGGAGTTTCTTACAGAGATACTTCTCGTGATATGGCTGAACATTCATCCAACAGACTTACTAGAGCAGTTTACGGTGAACCAATAGTTATTAAGAAAGGTGGTAGCACAACACAGCTTCCAAGTAAGAGTAGTTACTCAAGAAGAGATGGTGTTACAACGGCTACATTATTAGAGTTCTACAAAAGAGTAACAGGTAGCACTCTACTTAATTTCCACATAGTAGATGGCAAGCGTGACTCCTTTTATAACGAATTCGTTTCAACAGATTGGATGGAAGATAAAGAACCAAGTTACTACATGGATAGAAACTTTTTAGAAGTTACTTGGAAAGAAGTTCTTAAGAATAAATTCACAGTTACTGAACCAGCATTTGGATATGATGCTAGGTTCCTACTTAAAGGACAGAAGGATTTGAATATTGATAACCAAGAGTTAACTGTTAAGTCTAATAAGAAAGGTGACTTACTTAGAGGGTTCAGAAACTTCAACAAAAACAAGAAGACTTCTAGAACATTCCTTAACCAGATCATAGACTTAGTGGCATAGATGATAAGACTAACTAAAAACGGCTCTACTAGCACCCCTCTAAGGGCCCTAGCAGGCCTAGGTAATACCCTAGGTACCCTGGATTTAGCCCCTGCCATAGCCCCTTTTAGGGACAAAAAGATTTCAAAAGAATGTATAAAAATGCTTGACTCTTGGTTCGCCAGAGTGCATAATAACGGTATATTAAATAATAAATGTGAGGACATATAATATGAAAGCAATAGATAGAGAGAACTTAATCTCCACACTCCAAAGCCAGGACAACGGCACAGGAGTTTTTACTCGTAAACAAATCATAGAAACTGCCAAAGAAATTGGCCTAGGTTTCCCAGCATGGTTGGTTAACGGAATGCCAGAAGTCAAAGTTGACAGAGGCGTTTATAATTTGACCAGTATGTTTGGTGGACAGGTTGCAGAGGCACAGCCCATTGCACAAGCCCAACAAACACCTTTAGCAGTAGTTGAAACTCAGCCTAGAGAATTGGTTCAAGCTCAACTTAGAGTTGATGTAGAAAATCTTGTCCCAGAAAAAGACAAGACTTTTGTTCCATTTGGATTCTACAAAGATCTAAAAACAGTTTTAAGCACTAGCATGTTCTACCCAATATTTATTAGTGGGTTATCAGGTAATGGTAAAACCACAATGGTTGAACAAGTATGTGCAAATCTAAAGCGTGAAGCTATTAGAATTAATATCAGTATTGAAACCGACGAGGATGATTTAATCGGTGGCAATACTTTAGTTGACGGTAATGTCGTGTATAGAGAAGGGCCCGTCCTCACCGCGATGAAGCGGGGCGCTGTTCTCATTCTTGATGAAGTAGATAGGGGTTCAAACAAGTTGATGTGCTTACAAGCCATCCTTGAGGGGAAGCCTTATTTCAACAAGAAGACAGGCGAAACCGTAACTCCTGCTCCTGGATTTAACTTAGTGGCTACGGCCAATACTAAGGGTCGAGGTTCAGATGATGGCAAATTTATTTCTGCCAACATACTTGACGAGGCATTCCTAGAAAGGTTTGCAATTACAGTCGAGCAGGAGTACCCTACAATGGCTACCGAGAAAAAGATAGTGATCAAGAAGATGGAAAAGGTCAACAATGTTGATGAAGACTTCGCGACACACCTTGTTACTTGGAGTGATGTAATAAGAAAAACTTATTACGAAGGAGCAATAGACGAGTTAATAAGCACTCGTAGATTGGAGCACATTGTTAACGCTTTTGCAGTGTTTAGCGACAAACAAAAAGCAGTTCAACTTTGTGTTAACAGGTTCGATGAAGACACCAAGGACGCATTTATAGATTTGTATGCCAAGGTGGACCCAACTGTAGAACTTGCAGAAGAAGAATCAACTGAACAGGAGATACACGAAGATGGCAGCATCGAAGACGACGCCTAAGCCAGGGTATAAATTTAACGAAGGGGAGCTCATAGACGAGCTCCGTCGTTATATCGACGACACATATTCAGGCCATTACAGTAGGAACAAATTTCAATCCACAGAATTCATTAGTGATTGTGGACATGGAATAGGATTTACAATAGGAAACATTCTGAAATACGCACAACGATACGGTAGAAAAGGCACCGCAGAGGACCATAGAAAGGATCTTATGAAGGTATTACACTACGGTATTATAGCACTCTCAGAACACGATAAAAATACCACAAAACATTATTTAGACGATTAAATCCTTATAAATAATAAGGTATTAAAAATTTAACAGGGAAAAAACAATGGCATATACAATAACAATGACATTCACAAGACCAAATGAAGAGACAGCGTTGCCTCTATTGGAAGATGTTAATTCCTCAGCTAAAGCTTCTTCAGATTCATTAATGTTTGATAATGGCATAACAAAAACATTTGAAATTGATGGCCTGGTGACTAGAGTCATTTACACAGCAGAAGATAAGTCTACACTTGAAACAGGTAAAGCATTGATTGATGATATAACAGGTGAATCAAGTGCTAGGGCAACTTATAAGGCGCAATGTGAAGCAGCTAACATTACTTGCACAGTAGTAGATTCAGACGGAGTTAGCATAGCTAATTTTTAATTAAAAAAGGTTTTTATTATGGAAAATATTATGGATCGTGTGTTCTACGAAAAGGTAGGCCGCGTAGGAATTATAAGTCTAAACTTACCAAAACTTGGCCATAGTGATCCCACCTCATACCACGCACTCAACGAAGCATTACTTAAAGTAAGAGACGATGAAGATGTCTGGGCTATTGTATTACAACCAGCCCCAGGCAAAAAAAACTTTTGCGTGGGAGCAGATCTAAACAAAGAAAACTTCATGGAGATAGTTACACAAGGCTACGGTTCTTATCTGGAAAGTGATATGACTACACCCAAGCCTATTGTATGTGCAGTTCATGGCTGGACTATTGGTGAAGGGTTTGGATTTATGTTGGCATGTGATATTATAATAGCACATCCTAATACAAAGTTTTGGTGTAACGAATCTCAGAGAGGCCTTGCACCTGTAAATATACCAGTGAACCTAACTAAAAAGATAGGTTACAGTAATGCAATGGCATTCATGGTTCCAGGAGATAAGAAGGATGTTAATTGGGCTGTAGACGTAGGTTTAATTGCCAGAGATAATGTCTGCCAACCAGATGAAGATGTTCGTGATGTAGCATTAGCATACGCTACAAGGATAACAGAACTTTGTGCACCAATGGGAGTACAAGGAGTAAAGGTAGCAGCTTGGGAAACAAGCAATGGCCATGAAGATGAGGCAATAACCAAAGCTCTTTGGGCTAAAGAAATGACTGTTGAATCTAAAGATTTACAGGAAGCATTAGACGCATGGAAAGAAGGAAGGCCGGCAGTATTTAAGAATGAATGATTTGAACACACCTATCAGAGGGCAATCATATAGAAATGGTCTTGTATCTATACAAGCAGAAGAAGGTTTAGAATATAAATGGATGCTACATGAATCCAAAGAATGGTTTGAGAAAGTTAAAGTAATACAAGGAAGTGATTGGGAATGGAGTAAAGAAGACGCTCCAAAAGTAAGTTATAAATTTGATAATTTAGGTTTTAGAAACGATAAATCCATTAAAGAAGTAAGTAAAGATCCTAATTGGTGGTTGTTTGATTCCTCATGTTTTGGATTAGGCCCAGGAGTAAGCTCAGAAAGAACTGTTCCTAGAATGCTAGAGAAATACACAGACATTCCTGTATATGATATGAGTTTATTTGGTGACAGGCCTGAAATAATTACTAACAATATTTTAGAACTATCTAAAAGATGGATTAATCCTCCCAAGAAAATACTCCTTCATATTTCAGAACACCCAACAGGTTCATACAGACTTGAGAACAATAACAAGTTTACAAATATAGATTATCCAGGTTTAGTATTATCAGAACTAATTACTGGCTCTACACCAGATCAATTCTCATGGTTTGAAAACTTCGAAGAACAAAAAATGGGAGAAGGACATCACAGGTTGGCTTATAATACAATTATAAAATTGTGTGATGTTCTAAAATTAAATTTAAGCTGGTTATACACAGGACCAGTAGGAGACTACTCACCTGTTAATTACCTAAAAGAACATCAGGACATTATATTTTCTCCCAAACCAATACCTGGTAGTGGTTGTGGTTCCTATAGCAAAGAGACGCCCTTTAACGAAAGGAAAAGGATCGTTTCTACTAAATTTTTAGATCCTATCACAACTTATCAACCAGCAAGAAGAGATGAAATGTTTGATGTATCAAGGGATTTGTTTCACCCAGGCCCAGAATCACACAAAGTAATGGCACAAACTATATGCCAGCACTTTCTGGAATCTAAAAGAAACTTTTAAGGAATGGTCCTATGTGCCATTGACTTTTACTATGAAAGAACCTATAATAGCAGTATAGGTTTAAAAATTGGAGTATATTATGAAACTTAGCAAAGACACTCTTGATGTAGTCAAGAACTTCGCAACAATAAATACGAACATTCTAGTTCGTGAGGGTAACACACTCTCGACAATTAGTACCGGCAAAAACATTTTTGCTCGTGCTGAGATTAAAGAGGCCTTCCCTAAAGAATTTGCAGTCTATGATTTAAATAGTCTGCTTTCACTTCTTACTGTAATGGAAGACACTGATGTTGAATTTGGAGACGAGAGCCTCACAGTTAGCAAAGGTGCAGCAAAATTTGAATACTATTATGCAGACCCTAACATTATTGTTAGTGCACCTGATAAGAGTATTGATGTTGACACATTCTTCCAATTCGATTTAACCAAAGATGATATTGACATGATCATGAAGGCAGCAGCTATTACAGCAGCTCCTATGTTGAGTGTGATTGGTGATGGTTCTGAGGTAGTAGTTACAGTAGGAGATCCTGCTACACCTAAGTCTAATTCTTTTAGACAGGTTATTGGCACAACTGATAAGACATTTGACGCTAGACTTGCTGTTGAAAACTTTAAGGTTGTACCTGTAGGTTATACAGTTACCTTATCTCAAAAGAAATTTATGTTCTTAGAGAGTAGTAAAGGTAACTTGAAATATTGGTTGGCGCTTGAGCGTTCTTCCACATTATAAGGAGTCCCAATGGATGAGAATAAATTAGAAGTCACTATTCGTGAAGCCACAAATGGCTGGATAGTTGAATTGAATCGTGAAGGTGAGACAGTAGAATACATTTTCACAAGGCCTAACCCAGCAATCAACTTGGTTAGAAAAGTAATGAAGGGTGAGTTAGACCCGTTTAATTTGGAGGATGGAGAATGAGCGAATTAACACCAGTAGTTCCTGATTTTGTAGTAAAGAAAATGGTTTATACTACATCAGGAGAAAATAAATGGGTAGAGATGACAAAACAACAATTATTCGATGGAAAGAGAGTAGTTATTTTTGGCCTACCTGGAGCATTTACACCAACATGTTCTGGCCAGCAATTGCCTGGTTATGAGATGTTGTATTCTAATTTTAGAGAGGCAGGTATTGATGATGTTTATTGTATTACAGTAAACGATTCATTTGTTTGTCGTGAGTGGGAAATAGATCAAAATCTAGTTAATGTAAAAGTTATACCTGATGGTAGTGCAGAGTTCACTATTAAGATGGGTATGGATGTGAGAAAAGACAATCTAGGTTTTGGAGTTAGGTCTTGGAGATACGCAGCTATCATTGATGATGGTAATGTAATACAATCATTTGTTGAAGAAGGATTTCAAGACAATTTAGAAGGCGATCCTTACGATGTAAGCACACCTGAAAATGTACTAGACAATGTGAAAGCTTATGGCTGGCCTAGTAAGTATGAAGGTAGTTATGATGCTAATGGAAGCCCAGTACCACTTGAAGAAGGTAAGCATATAGATTTAAACTTCTCAGAAACAACAGATGTTAAGGAGACTTTTTCCTAGACCTTTTTACCCTCGGAAAATGTGGCCGACATTTTGGAGCAAAAAAAGTTCGCCTAAAATTATGGAGATGATATGACACCAGAACAATTTTTATGGGTAGAGAGATATAGACCCAGAACTATCGAAGATTGTATTCTTCCAGATGAAGTTAAAAAACAATTTCAACAGTTTATTACAAAGGGAGAAGTCCCTAACCTATTACTATCAGGAACAGCAGGTACTGGTAAAACAACCATTGCACGCGCATTATGTAATGAATTAGATTGTGACTACATTGTTATTAATGGTAGTGATGAGGGTAGACAGATAGACACCCTTAGAACTAAAATTAAACAGTTTGCATCAGCAGTATCATTTGAAGGTAAGACTAAGGTTGTTATACTTGATGAAGCAGACTATATGAACAGGGATAGCGTTCAGCCAGCCCTTAGAGGGTTCATAGAGCAATTTGCTGAGAACTGTAGGTTTATATTTACATGTAACTACTCCAATAGGCTTATAGGCCCGTTGCACAGTAGAACAACGGTTATAGACTTTAAAGTTGAATCGGGCCGAGATCGATTAGCCTCTAAGTTCCTTAAAAGGATGGAGTACATACTAGATACCGAGGGTGTAGAGTATAGCCAAAGGGTACTAGCGGAGCTCCTAAACAAACATTTCCCTGATTATAGAAGGGTTATAAACGAACTGCAAAGGTACGCTGTAGGCGGTAATATAGATGAGGGTATATTAGATAACTTTAAAAACATAGACGCTGAGACCCTCACAAAGAGTCTCAGAGATAAAGATTGGCGTGGTATGAGGAAGTGGGTTGTAAGTAATGTAGACACAGATCCACAGGGTATATTTAGACAGATATATGATGTACTGCTTCTTGAGGTTAAGTCGCCAGCACAATTGGTTGTGCTTATTGCAGATTATCAATATAAAGCTGCTTTTGTGGCAGATCAAGAGATTAATATTACGGCCTGTTTAACAGAAATTATGGTAAATACGGAATTTAAATAATGGCCAAAGACGCTTGGATACAGATTCGTATCGAAAAATCAAAAAGAGAAGAAATTAAGAAAGAAGCCAAGAAAAGAAATATGACGGTTTCCCAACTAATGTTAGAAGGATATGAAACATTGAGAGAAGGGAAATATATTGACTTTAAGTAGGTTATGGAAATTATGGTGCATGTCCCTAGGAGAAAAAGCAAGCGATGATTCTGCAGAAGCAGATATGGTTGCTATTTTCAGAACACTCGTTGTTCTTGTTAACTTCTTTACATGCTTCTTTATAATAGCAGGAGTAATAAGGCACTTTTAGATGAGTAATGCAATATTAGAAGGTTTTGGCGAGGCAGTCAAAGAAATAGATGAAAGTGAGTTTGAACATAAACTCGAGAAGCTAGGTCCTTTTGATTTTGTTAATAGTATAAATTTTAAAAAGGAAAATTACTCAGAAGACCCGAGGGTTGAAAAACAGTATAATCCTTTTATAGTAAATAGAAATTTTGGCATGCATGTGGATAGTGTATTACAAGCCAACGAAATGAATAAGAATTTTCATTTAGATAATAAAATGCAGTATGATTATCTAATG